CGTTGCAGCGCGGCGCGCTCACCGCGTTCCGCAACTACGGTGTGACCGTCATCCCCTACTCCAAATTGGAAGAGCGGGCTCCCGTGGAACTCGCCGCGTAGCTTCCGAGCCATATAAGGACTCATCCCGACGACTCACCGCGAGCACCGGGATGAGCCCTTGGTTCTTGTGTTTCGCTATATGATCTTGTGTTTCGCTATATGATTGAGTCATGTCGGACGACAATGTCCGGCACGAAGGGAGACCCATCATGAAAAAGGCAATCGCACTGCTTGTTGCGGCGATGTTGCTTACCGGCCTGTCCGCTTGCGGGGGAAGCACTACGGCCGATGCGCCGGCCAAATC